CTACCGGTCAGGGTTCGAAGTGCGCTCGCGGACAAACGCCAGCAGCTCCTCGTCGGACTTGCCGATTACTTCATCAGGGAAGATCACCACCCTGCCCTTGCCGGACTGGATGGCGACTATGAAAGCGCCCGGGGCCTCCGCCTCGGCGCGCATATTAGCGAGCCAGGCGGCGGTGCCGGGGCTCATGGGTTACTGCTTGGCGCGGCCGCGGCGCGGCGCGGCAGGGACTTCCTCGCCATCTGCCGGCTTGGTCCAACCTTCACCGGTCGAGACATCGATCAGATCCTGGTCGTCAGTCTCGATCTCGGCGCCGGCTTCGAACTCTTGGACCTCGACGCCACGGTGCGCCCACTTGAAATCTTCTTGTGCGATCAGCTTCATGGCTGCTCCAGTAAGCAAAAGGGCCGCCGCAGCGGCCCTTGCCAGGTTGATGGATTACGCCGCGGCGATCTTGAGCAGCTTGATCGCCTGGGTGTTGCGCAGCTTGCCGCCCACGCGCTTGCGCACGTAGAACTTCACGAAGCCCGGCGTGGTGATCTCGTCTCGGGTGATGCGCATGCCCACGCGATCGCAGATCAGATAGCCTTCCTTGAAGTCGCCGAACGCCAGCGGGAACGCATTCGCGGCCAGCGCTGGCATGTCTTCGGCTTCGGTGATGCCGTAGCCCAGGAAGGTGGCAGGCTGGCCGGCGGTCAGTGCCGGCTGCCACAGGTAGCGGCCATCGCCATCCTTGTACTTGCGCAGCGCAGCCAGGATCAGCTTGCTGGTCAACCACTGCGCATTGTTGCGGTAGCGCGCGCGCAGCGCGTAGACCATGTCCAGGAATACTTCCGGGTTCGACGGCAGCGCGGCGGCCTGGCCAGAAGCAAGGTACTGCAGCGTGCCGAAAGCGCGAGCAGCATCGGCGGTTGCCACCGGTGCCGGCCCACCCAGAATGCCGGTCGGCTTTTTGTTGCCGTCGCCGCGGATGAACGCCACGCCTTCGCCGACCGCCATCGATTCCGAAGCCGAACCGGTCAGCCAATCCTCGACGTTGAAGAACAGGTCGTCGAGCGACTCTTCCGACGCTTGCGGCTTGGCCGAGGCCATGCCGAACGTCGGCGCCACTTCGACCAGATTTGGGGTGTCGGTCTGGTTGCGCGGGTCGGTTTCACCGACCCATTCGAAGCCGGCGCCGCCGATGTCAAACAGTTCCTTGTAGTCGGTGCTACCGACCTGACGCACAGTGGCGATCTGGCGGATCGGGGAGATGTCGGCCGACAGGCGCGCGATCGTGCGCTCGATTACTTCCGGCAGTGCATAACCGCCGCCCGAGCCGCTGCCGACGGTCGCCTGGGTGGCACGACGCTCGCCCGGACCGGTATTGCTTTTCGCTTCTAGCGCCTGAAACGTTTGTTGCATGCGCTGCTCGCGCGCGAAGTCGCGTGGCGAGCGAATCCAGTCGTACAGCGCTTCCTTGTACTCGGTCTCTTCCTGGCTTGCGCGTTGCTCGCGATCGCCGCCCGAGAACGCGCCAGGGCGAGCCAGCTTGGTCTCGACCTTTTCCAGGCGGGACTTCTGTTCCGACATCGAGGTCATCGCCTCGTCCATGCGCGCCAGCTTTGCGTCCAGGTCGGCGGTCGACTTGCCGGCCTTGAGCGCTTCGATGCGCTGGTCGTTGGTCTGTTTGTATTCGGTGAATGCCGTGTTGATCTTGTCGATCGCTTCGGCAACAGTGCGCAGCGTCGGCTCTTCGCGCTTCTCGTATGGCACGGCGGCCTTGGCCTGGAAGGCGGCGAAGTGCGCAGCCATCGTGACGGCCATCAAAGTGGCCACGTTGCGGGTTTTGTACATAGGTTCTTTCAAGAAGTGAGGGAATTGAGCAGCCGCTCGGCCGCCTTCAGAGCTGCTGTCGCCTCATGAGCGTCCCGCTCATCCAAAGCGATGCGTTTGACCTCGGCGATCATCGCCTTGGCCGCGTCTGCCGAGAATCCTGCATCCCGCAGGGATTGCTCGGCTTGACGAATGGTTTTGATGCCGGAGACGTCCGCCGCCTTGATGCCGGTGATGCGCGATTTGTCGTTCGACGGGAAGGTAACCAGCGAGACCTCCCACAGTTCGACCTCGGTCAGCGTGCGCACGTCGGTGTCCCGGTCATAGCCCCACTGCTTCGACACGAAGCCGATCGACAGGCCGTTGAGTGCGCCCATCTTCATGAGCGCGTACGCTTCGGCGCCTTTCACGGTATCCAGGGCCAGCTTGCCCTTGATGCGCAGGCCTTTGCTATCCTCGATCATCTCGGTCCAGACGCCGATCGGCGCCGTGGCGTCGTGCTGCCAGAGCATCGCCGGCATGGTCCCCGCCGCGCGGTGCGCCGCCAAGGTGACCGCATAGGCACCGGCTTCAATCACATCGTCGTAACTGTCGCGCACGCCGAACACCGAGCCGTAGCCCTCGATCGTGCCGTCGTCGCCCACCGATTTCAGTTCGAAGGCGATGTTGCGCACCTCGCGGCCGCCAGCGCCAGAGCGGCGCTCCAGTTTCGGCGGCAGCGGACACTCAAGCACAGGCTGCGCCGCGCGCTGCGGTGCACGCAGCATTGCCTGTTCCAGGCTATGAGGCATCGGACGCAGTGTCGGTTTCTTCATCTTCATTTCCTTGTTTGGTGCCCTGCATCATGTTCATCGGGGTCAATGGGACGTCGAGACCGGGCAGCGAGTCCTTGCCTTCCTCGTCTCGGATCTCGTTTCGGGTGTAGATGCCCATCTCGGCCATGGTGCGTGCCCACTGCGCCCGGTCCTTCATCGAACCGGCCATCAGGTAACGCGTGTCAAATTCGGCGAAGAGCGGTCCCGAGCCGTCGAGCAGCATCTCGTCCATTCGCTGCGTCCAGGCCATGTGCCAAGGCGCCAGCGTGTGCTTGGCGTGCGCCGCGAAGAAAGCTTCCGAACTGGCGAACGTTGCCGACTTGTCGTTGTGACCGACCATGATCGGGAAAACGCCGTAGCCACGGCAGATTTCCTCGATCTGCAGCCGGCGCGTCTCGACGTGCTGGGCATCGACTCCCGTTTGCGAGGTTGGGGTCCATTTCGCGCCGTTGTCCAGCACCAGGGGATCGCCGTTCTTTGCCAAACCGGCGAATTTTTTGATCCACGCTGTCAGGCGCGTGTGCTGTGTTTCGTCAAGGGTTTTTTCGACCGAGTACACACCGCTGGGACGCAGACCATTCTGGTGCATCGCCACCTGGCTCTGCTCCGTAGCCATGGCCAGCCCGATCGCCGACCGGGCCAGCTTGACTGCATCGAGGTTACGCACCCAGTCCCATTGCAAGCCGTTGAGCAGGAACACGTCGTCAGGGCTAAACGTGCCGATCAGCCCGAACTCGTCCCAGCAGCGATAGACCAACTCATAGCGCGACGTCCGCTCGACAGTCCAGCTGCCCGGAGGAACGGGAATCAGCTCGCGCACGCGGCGGTTGTCCCCGCGGACCTTGATGGACAGTGCACGCCCTTCGAGAGCGGCGTGCATGGTCATTTGCCGTCGCCACTCGAATGACGTCTGCCATTCGTTCGCGCGGCGTGCCAGGAGACGATACTCTGGAATGTTGGTCGCCTTTTCGCGGCGGCCGTCATTCTGCTCCCGGTACACGTGGAGCTTTGGCGTGGCGCAGCCATCGGCGATCACCTTCACGCAGGCCAGCACGGTCGTGACCTTCAGCGCGGTCAGAGCGTTGACGTGCACGCCAGCGATGATGGCGCCGCCACCACCGTTAATCAGGTCCATTACCTGGGCGTCGGTGCGCTGGGCAGACTTGCGCCCGAGAATGCGGTCGATGAATTTCAATCTTTGTCCCACCATGATTTAGCGACTTCGCAGCCACTGATTGCGCGGGCGACGCCCATGATTGCGGCCACGGGGCCGTCGATCTTCTGCTCGGGCTTTTCCTTGCGCGGATAGATGTTGTCCTTTGCGTCGAGCTTGGCGACGACGTTGGACATCATCCACGTCAGCAACGGGTTGCCGTCGTGGTGCACACGGCCGGCCTTGATCGCGCTTTCGAACTCTTTCATCGGCAGCGAGAGGTTTTTGACGGTCTGCCCTACCTCTACCGCGGTGATGCCATTCTTCGTGAGTCGCTGCTCAAGCTGCGCGGCGCGGAACGGGTCAAAGACGACTTCGTCTGGCCCGAACTCGGCCACCAGGGCGAGCATGTCCTCCTCGATCAGGTCGAAGTCAATCTCGGCGCCGTCGTGCTGCTGCAGGAAGCCCTCGATCACCCACTTGCGGTAGGCGTTCTTGTTCTTTTCTGCGTTCTCGATGGCGTCTTCCGGCAAGTAGTAGTCGCCGAACAGGTAGAAATGCTGCTTGCCCTCGATCTCGCGGATGAACATCAGCATCAGCACGCACACGTCCGATCGGCTCGCCAAGTCCAGCACCAGGTAGCAGCGCTCTCCCTTGAACTGCTCGCGGCGCAGCGTCCGGTCGGCGCACTTGGCCCATTCCAGCATGTTCAGCCAGGCTGACTTCGCCGAGCACCAGATGTTCAGGTGCTTCGTCTTGAAGCGGGTCTGCTTCGACGCGCTCTGCATCGCCTGCCGCTGCTGCGACAGCAGAAAGTCCTCGTCGACGGAGATGCCGAAATTCGGGTTTGCCTTGCGCAGCGCGGCCGGACTGGTCCAGTCGTCCTTCTCGTCGATCGTGTAGATCAGCGCGAACAGCTCGGGGTCGTCCAGCACGCCCTCCAGCACCTTCTTGGCGTCCTGCTCCTGGTCGAAGCACGGCCCGGCGATGTTGAAACCGGCGGTAGTGATCATCAGGAGCAGCGGCTGCTCCCGGGCGCCCATGCCGGTCTCCATCGTGTCGACGAGGTCGGAGGTGTCGTGCTCGTGGTATTCGTCGACGATCGCGCAGGACGGCGAAGCGCCGTCGCCAGGTTTGCCGATGACTGGCTCGAAGCGGGAACCGTCTTCCGGAACCAGCAGCGCCTTCGCCCAGATTTCGGCGCCGAGCAGCTCCTGCAGGTCGGGCGTGCGCTCGAGCATCTGCTTCGCCGGCCGGAACACTTCCCATGCCTGCTTTTCGTTCGTGGCGCCGGAGTAGACTTCGGCACCGAACTCGCCGTCGGCGGCGAACATAAACAGGCCGAGCCCCGAGCCAATGATCGACTTGCCGTTCTTACGCGGAACGGCGAAGTACGCCTTGCGAAACCGGCGCCGGTCGTTTTTCTTGATCTTCCAGCCGAACAGCGCAACGAAGGCGAAGCACTGCCAGGGCTCCAGCTTGATCAGCTCACGCTTGCGCGCCCACTTGCCCTTCGTGTGCGGCATGAGTGACAGGAACGTGCACACCTTGTTGGCGGCAGCCGCGTCGAAGTAGTACGGGTAGGCCTTGCGTTTGCTGGCCTTCAGGTCGTCCAGATGCCGCTTGCATGCGAGCTTGACCCACTTGCACGCGACGATCTTCTTTTTCACGACTGCCTGGGCATACTCCTCCGCGATGCCGACGTAATCGGCGGCCAACATCAGTGCGCCTTCTTGTCGCCTAGGAGCGCGGCGAACGCGTTCACCTTCGGCGCTTTCTTGGTCGAGACGCGTGAACGGTCGGCCGGCGTCATGCCGAGCACGGCTAGCGCGGTGCGGATCTGGGCCAGCTGCGCGGCGGTAACGTCCGGATCGGGTGTCACGCGGAAGTACGCGACCTGGCGGGCGGCCAGCTCAACAGCCATGCGGTCAGTCGCCTGCAGGACGGACGGCGGCAGGGCGGCGACGATCTCGTGCCAGACCGCGCGCTGGGCGTCGCTGAAGTATTCGGGCGGCGCCGGATCGAACACGCCGGCCTCGAAATCCTCGCGGCGCCGGTCCGGATCCTTGTCGAAAGCACCCCGAGCCTCGAGCACCGCCGAAGGGGTTCGGGGTTTGGGCATGCTGTAACTCCTGAAAGTCGAAAGTTTGAATTGCGGAGATAAAAATCAACCTAGCTAGTCGGTCTAGGGCCGAATTGCCCCAGAGAACTAGGCCGCCCCCACCCTTTCGGCCTGGGTTTTGGCCTTGTGGCAGGGCGAACAGGCCGCCTGGAGATTGGATTCGGCTTCGATCTGGTCGCTGGTCCAGCGCGCGTCACGTGCGGCTGCCTTGCTGACCTTGTGGTCGACCTCGGTTGCGATGACGCGGCAGGTCGGGCCTTTGATCTGGCAGAGGCCATAGTCGCGCTGCAAGATGCGCTCACGGCGCTGCTGCCACTCGTAGCCGTAGCCACGCTGCGCACTCGTCTTGTCGCCGTTGCTGCGCACCCAGCCGGACGATTGCTTGGCGTGCTTCTCGCAGTAGCCTGGGGCACCCACCAGCTTGCCGCAGCCGACCTTCCGACAAATACTCTTAGGGCGCGCGGCCATCAGCTGCGATTGGTCGGCGCCGACGGCGACCGGAACAATGCGCGGATCACTTTGCCGCCATTGGCCGGCACCTGACGCGCCGCCTCGACAATGGTCAAGCCAGGGCCGCCATGTCCGTTGGCGCGCAAGATGCCATGCGCCTGTTCGCTGGCCGCCAGGCTCTCGGCGATCAAGTTCACGCGGTGCAGGTCGGCGGCTTGCGCTGGTTGCGCACCAGGGCCGAGCACGGCGCGCAGAATCTCGTCGCGGTAGATGCGTGTGATGTTGTTCATGCCCTGCCTCTTGCTTTATCGATCGCTGCCTGCACGATTAGCTTTTCCATCCGGCGCCGCAGCCATGCCGCCTCCTGTTCGACGCTCACGCTACTTCGCCCCGAAGCCGGGCACATCCTTGAACATCCCCTTGTAGACGCGCTGAATGAAGACGAGAACCAGGATCGCCACCAGCGTCCACAGCACGCCATGCGCCCAGCCCGGCGCATTCAGCCGATCCAGCAGCAGCCACGCCACGATCGCGAACAGGAAGGGCGGGCGCGGTGGCAGCGAGCTGTGCTTGATGAAGACTTCACGGGACATGACATACCTCGGAAAAAGAAAAAGCCGCCCGGCACATTGCTGCGAGGGGCGGCGAAGTCCTTGGCTATGCCAAGGTTTAGAGACTCGTTATCGATCAGGCCGACGGTGATGCTTCTCCCGAAGTTACGCATCTATCAGCATTATCAGGTTGCCGGGTACAGCGTCCGGCGGCATTAGCGCGCCCGGGTAGACGCTTGCCTGCTCTGGCCAGTGCCAGCTCATGCATCTCTTTTTAGAGGGCCTGTCTCGACGTCGCTGCCAGCGCGCCCCCAGGCTATCTGCACAGGTGGGCCACAAACAAAAAAGCCCGAACGTTTAACGGTTCGGGCTTTTCTCTGGACGTGCGAAGACGGCCTAAGACTCGACTATATCAGAACAAAGTTGCGGTGCAAACATTTTTCTTGAGCTTGGCAGTGAGTTCACCACGTGCCTCGGCGGCCACAGTGCTGAAGTCCGCATTCGGGAAGCGCCACACACTGGCGATGCTGCACGAGCGGTAGATCGCCCAGACGTGAATACGGTCAAGGCTGTTGATCATGGCATCGGTGGCGGCGCCAACGCGCTGGTCCGCGTCCTGCTGGGCTTCGTAAATGTCAGGGCCGGTGACGCTGTCGCCAGCGAGGCCGCGCATCGTCCTAACGCCGAGGTCGGTATCTTGGTCGCCGGTGATCCAGTCCTTCCAGCAAGCCAAGCAAATCTCTAGGCCATCAGCCTTTACGAACGGTTGAGCAACGACCTCCGCCTTGCGAACTCGGCGGAGAGTGGGTCCTGCAAAAAGGCCGAGAGTGGCGGTGGTCATAGGGTTCTCCGAAAGACGACCAAGCGAGCGTATCATGTCCGTCAAGAAATTTCCCACTTCCAAGTGTTTGTCAGCAGCATTGTTGCGGGTAAACATCAGACGGAAAAAAGCCCCCGGAGCGGGGGCACAACGTCAGGCAAACGTGCAGTAGAAAAGGCTATTCCGTCTCGACCTCTTCCGGCGCTGGCGCTTCGATCGGCGTCACGACGATCCTGCATCCCAGCGCTTTCACTACGCCCATGATCGTCTCCAGGCGCGGCTGGCTGCCGGGCCGTAGTGCCTTGTACAGAGCCTCTCGGGCGATGCCTGCTTTACCTGCCACCTCGGCCATGCCGGTGGCGCGCGACGCCGCATTGAGCGCCTCGGCAATCAGGGCCGGGTCGCCGTCAGCGAATGCTTCAGTTAGGTATGCGGCCAGTATCTCGGGTGAGTCGAGGTAGTCGGCCACGTCGAAAGTAGGGAGCGCTCGGATCTTGTCGAGATCGAACTCGCCTACCGACGATTCTTGATTGTTTACATTTTCCATGTCGCTGCCACTCCTTGGACTTATTGCGTCTATTCTCTATGATGAAAGTGCCGGGGTTCACTCCCCGGCTCCTTTCTATTTCTTCAACTCTGCTACTAACTTCTGCGCCGCCTCGATGTCTCTTTGCTGCCCGTTTTTCGATCCCCCTGTCAGCAGCAGAACTATCTCGTTTCCGACCTTTGTGTAGTAGATTCGCCACCCCGGTCCGTAATCGATTTTCAGTTCGCTAACCCCGCCTCCTACTGACTTTGCTTTGCCGGGGTTTCCTGCTGCGAGTCTCGAAACACTCAAGAGAATCTTCGCTTTTGTTGTTGCATCCTTGATTCCGCTGTAGAACTCGCTGAACCTCGGGTGCTGTCTTATCTCCATCGCCCTCCCTTCTGTTTTCACGTTTGCCTAACGTGAAACCATTGTAATCGACTGATTACAGAAGGTCAAGCATTTTGTGATCGAATGATTACATGATGAACGTGTCACCTTACCCATCCTTGTTTCACAATCCGTTGCGCGTGTCGCCAATATTTGCTTACCAACAGTCGTGCCAAAGAACGTTGACGTAGGATTCAGCCTACACAACTTATGCATCCATCATGGCTGACAATAGCGAACACCGGACAAACACCCATCAACAGATGCTGGTCGACGTTGGCGTGCTGCTCCGTAAAATCCGTGGCGAGGAATACGCGCGCCAGTTTCTTGAAGAAATGGCAATCCCTGAACTAGTGATTGCACGTGTCTTGGCACAGTCGGGCCTCCGCCGGATGATGCACCTCACCCCAATTTCTGCTGATCATTAATAAACCGTAGAGCCTGATTCCACTGGCACTCTTCGATGACGTGTGCCACTTTTGTGGCATCATCCACGGCAGTCAGCGCGTGGGTTCTGCTCATGCGCGCCGTACTTAATCCCGCAGACGAGGCAGAGCAATGATCAAATTTATCTCAGTGATGAACAAGGGCGATGACACTTGGTGCTTCATCAACCCGGATGGCATCGCCAAAGTCACCTGCAAAGTGACGACGACACGGACCGGAGGAGGCTTTGACATCAGGAGTACGGTTGATCCGTCCATTCCGAAGTCAACGCCGGTTGAGGAAAAAACCGAGTTCACGATCACTTTGCACACCGCAAGCGGCGACGGGGAGATGATCTTCGACACCGAAGGCGAAGCCAATACCTGGGCGGAGACTAACCTCGGCATTAGTGAGATTGTCGACAACACTCAAACGAAGGAGTACTGAATTAAAAGCCGGCCGTTTCGCTAATCCGTTCTTGCGCCTGCGCGGCCACATCGAGGTTCTTTTCCAAGTATCCCATCGTAGTGGTGAAGCTCTTGTGGCGCATGACCCGCTGCACCGTCTGGATGGGCACGCCGGCCTCTGACATCAGCGTGGCAAACGTCCCACGCAGGCGGTGCGGCGTGATGCCCTTTACGGCGCATGTGTCGTTGGCGCGCCGGATCGCCTGGCGCGCGAAGCCTGATGCGAACGCCTGTCCGTCGGGCCTAACCACGATGAGGCCCGCAGGCTGGCGCCGCGCCTCCAGGTGCTCGCGCAACCATCCTGCCATCGGCACGGGCTCCGCCTCCCTGCCCTTTGTAATACCGGGTGTGTATGTCTTCCTGGCCCAGTCGATCCACTCCCAACGCGCGCTAATGGCCTCGCCTTCGCGCAGACCCAGGCCGAACATCAGGCGCACCGCCGTGCCTATCGCTGGCGCGTGGGCGGTGGCCTGATCGACAGCGACGAACCACGCGCGCGCGGAGGCCAGCGGCAGGATCGAGCGCGGCCTCTTCTGCACCTTCAGCATGGTCACGTGCCAGGGCATCGACGCCAGCATCCCGCGCTTGACCGCCCACATGGTCAGCAGCTTCAGGATCCGCAGCCAGTGGTTGGCGCTGGCCGGCTTGTGGTCGGCCAGGTATAGGTTGCGCGCCAGCTCGACGTCGAGCGTGGTGATCTCGTTCACCCGCTTGGCGCCAAGCTTGAACATGTGCAGGCGCTGGAAGAGGTCGACGCTGCGCATGTGCGCGGCGCTGGCCACTGGCCGGTGCACGTCGATCCAGGCCTGCGCCAGCTCGGCCAGCGTCGGCACCGGCTGGCCGCCATTGGCGCGCGTTACAGCCGCGTCGTACTCGCGCTGGGCTAACTGCTCGGCCGCGCGCCGGCTCTTGAGCCTAGTGCTGCGCCGCACGCGCTGGCCGGCCACCTGAAACGCGAAGTGCCAGACGTCGCCCCGCTTGTACACGTTCGCGCTCATGCTGGAATACCTTGCAGTGCTTGATGCCGGTACGGTGCTGGTGCTGGCGCTGGCGTGGGGCGCGCGGCGGCGCCCGGTGCTGGCGCTGGCGCGGCGCGCTGACGTGCGACCGCCGATTCATAGCAGTCCACCAGGATCTTGTGCCAGTCGGCGCGCGCACTCCAATAGCTCGTACGGCAGTGCGCAACATCGCCCTGGTCGAACTCGCCCATCGAGATCAATTCGGCCAGGCGGTGCTCGATTTTTGCTGGAAGCAGCTGGTGCTTGTCGTTCATGTTTGTTTTGGCCATAGTCGTCATTTAGAGGGGTTGGTTGGACCCCTCCGTAGTTGATAGGTATGAGGGTTAGGTGTTCCTGGCCCCCGAGCAAAATCAGCAAAAACTCGTATCGAAAGTGACGTATTCGCGGGTGGTCATGTCCGCTACGGCTCGCCCAGGCCGCCCCCTCGCCCTTCCGATTGGCGCACTCGCTTGAATGCGCCTGCCGGACGGGCCAAGCATTCCAACTCTGTACCTCTGTTCGCTCCGGCCTGTGCTCTCAGGCCTCGGCAAGGCCCCCTCTGCGCCTTGTTCGTGCTGTGCCCTGGTGTTCGACGGCGCTGTCGGTCTTTTTGCGGTGTGGGCCGATTCAGGCCCGTGCACGTTTTTTCTGGTGTCGCCCGCTCCACCCGGCCGATACAGGATTTCCTGCATCGCTCTCAATCTTGGAAAGGGGCCCCGTATCACGCAGACCCTTTCCAAGACGCGCTCACCGTCGAGCGCTTGTGCTGCCCTACTTCGCGCGCAGCAGCCGCGCCTCTCGCATCACTTTCAGCTTCACGTCGGCGAAGGCGCTGGCCTGTATCTGCAGGACCGTGCGCTTGCGGCTGAAGCTGAACGACTGGCCGGCGACGGCCTGCTCGACCTGCTCCTGCACGTAGTCGTTCCAATCGGTGCCGGCGCACTGCGGATAGGCCACGCCCACGCCCAGCACCTCGGCGGCGGCGCGCGCGGCATCCAGGCCCGGGTTGCGGCCGATGCGCGCAGCGGTCTCCCAGTCGTTGTCGGCGCACACGACGCCCATGCCGAAGCGATCCATGCGCTCGGCGACGACGGGCAGGTTGCCCGCGTTGAAACCGACGATGACGCGGCAAGTTGGAATGGCCTGGAAGATGGTCAGACCGGTGGCAAAGCCCTCGACGAGAACCGTCAGCGCTGCGCCGGCCCGCTCGATGGCGTAATAGGCGCTCTTGGTGGTGGCGCCGAAGTGGAATTTCTTCTCGCCCTCCGGCGAAATGCGTTGCAGGCTCAGTACCTTGCCGTTGTAGAGCATAGGGATCACCAGCCAGCCGTCGGCGTCCACGCGTAGGCCGACGCAGCCGGCGACGCCCAAGCCCTTGCTGACCAGGTAGGGATGGCTCCCGCGCAGCGGTGCGCAGCGTTCGTAGAAGGCGCGCGCGCCGAGCGTGGCCTCGATCAGCGCAGCGCGGCGCTCTGCCTGGCGGCGCGCGATCGCCGCCCGGTCAATTGGCGCTGCCAGCGCGGCGGCGCCGTCGCTGGCGCGCCAGGTGATCGGCTCGGCGTGCACCGCATAGTCCTGGCACCAGCCCACCAGACCGTCGTCGGCCAGCTTGATGCTGCCGTTCTTCTTGCGCGGGTGGCTTTCTGTCTTGCAGCGGATCCAGCGGCCGGGCGTGAAGGTGTCCGGCACGATGATGCCGTTCGCCTGGACGAACTGAAGGAAGTCGCTCATGTCCGCTTACCTCGGGCAAACGCGATGTCGCGCGATTTCACCCAGCTCAGCACTGCCGCAGTTGGGCGCATCGGCGTGATGTAGCGCGGCACCTCGTTGTAGTCGGGCCAGTCACCGAACTTCTCTTTGAACTTGTTTGCGATCCAGCCTGGCTTGTGGCCCTTTTCGGCAGCGATGTAATTCAGCTGGGCGTAGAAATCACGCTTGTCCTGGGCGGTCGGGCCCGGCGCCCGCTTGCCTGCAACCTCGCTCAGTAAGCCTGGTGCGTGCTCGACGCCCTGCTTATTTTTGTAGACATTGCCGCACGATGGGCACGCCGGCATCGGCGCGTGCACGTGCGAGCAGTTCGAGCACGTCACCGGCTTTTTCTCCCGCTCGATCGCCTTGGCGCGCGGCTTCTTCTTGCCGTCATCCAGCTCGCTCACACCCTTCTCGAGGAAGGCGTGCATTTCGGCCCAAAAACGTACGCAGTTGCCGCTGTGGTCCAGAACGATGCATTCGGTTTTCCCGGGGTGAATCCGCAGGCCGCGGCCCAGAATCTGGATATGCTCGGCCAAGCTGGACTTTAGCGGGCGCGCCATGATGACAACCTCGACGTCGGACACGTCGAAGCCCTTGCTGAGCGCGCTTACGCTGATCAGGCCACGGACGGTGCTGTCCGGCTTGCGGAACTCTTCCACCAGCGCGGTGCGGGCGTCGTCGTCGGTACGGTATGTGTACAGCTCGCAGTTCACGCCGGCGGCCGCGAACTGGCGCTGCATCTCTTCGCAGTGCTCGACATTGCAGCCGAAGGCGATGAACTTCTTGCCGGCCGCGTGCCGCAGGTACTCTTCGACGCAGTCGCCGATGATGGGCATCGAGCGTTCTGCCGCTTCCTTGTCGGTCCATTCGCCGGCCGTCACCTTGGCGCCGGTCATATCGGGTTGGCTGGCGGCGTACACGCGGAACGGCACCAAGTACGGCTTGTCGCGCGTGCCGTCCTCGAGCATCGGCCCCTGGATCAGTTCGTTGGTGGTGATGGTGGTGACGATGCCGTCGTACAGCCTGCCCAGGCCGCGCGTCATCGGCGTGGCGGACAGGCCGATAACGATCGTGTCGCGGCCTGCGATGCGGTCAGCGACCGTCTTCTGCAGGGCATGGCATTCGTCGACGATGATCAGGTCAGCCTCTGGCCAGCCGCGTTTGGCCAGCGTCTGCGCGCTGGCGACCTGAATACGCTCCCACGGAGCGAAGCGTGGGTTGTCGCCCTGAATGATTCCGTGTGGGATGCCGAAGCGATCGAACGTGGTGCTGGTCTGGTCGATCAGGGCAATGCGGTCGGCGACGAACACCGCGCGCTTGCCGGCTTTGGCGTGGCACTCAGCGATCAGGTGCGACGCGATCACGGTCTTGCCACCGCCGGTGGGAACCGACAGGATGATGTTGCGCTTTCCAGCGCGGATCAGCGCGCGCAGGCCTTCGAC